CCTGGCGGAAGCAGCACTTCCCTCATCTGCTTCTGCTACTTGTCGAGCCGCTTCAGCCCTACGGTCGTAGGCGTCTTCCAGACGCTCCTGGGCACTTACAACTTTATCAGCCGCTTTCTCTTTTGCATCAGCCCACTTTTTTTCCCATTTTTCCTCTTGTTCCAAAGCATTTTGCTGAAGATCAGATATCGCCTCTTGCATACTGCGGGTAGAGTTTACTGCTTCCGCATGAATATCCCGAAAACTTTCTTCAACACTATTTCCCATCTTCTTAAATTCAGTGGCGATGTCCAAAGCAGAATCTTGAAGAGCAACCAATTCATGTTGTAATTTTTTATAATCATCAGAATCTGGTTTATACTGAATCATTTCCGCAGTAAGCTTTTTCATCTTATAGGCAATAGCGGTTATTTTTGCCTCTCCCTTTTCGATATCAAGAGTCATTTTTGCAAAAGGAATTTCAGGAACTGGACGGGATTCTAACTCTCTAAGTTTATCCACAAGAGCTTCATCTAAAACAGCAAACTCCTCTTCCAGTCTTTTCTTTGCATCATCAGCACTACCAATCTTCTCTGTAAATCTGTTCTTTAAAGCCCACAGAGCTTCTTCCATATCATGTTGAATTTGAGCTATCTTCTGTGGGTCTCCAAAAGCCGCTTCTATAAGAGTTTTTCCTTCACTCTGTATTTTGTCGTAAGCATCTGCCATATTGGCAACAACTTCTTGAAAAGAGTTGGAACTTTTCGAAGAAAATTTCTGAACCTCTTTCAAAATACCACTAAAAGCATTTTTAGAAAGAATTGCCTGTTGTCTCATTAACTCAAGATTATGAACTACCGCACCAATTAACATTTCCGAACCATCAGGAAATTTCTGACGAGCCAACTTCTCCAAATCTTCTGACAACAATTCAGTGGCATCTACACCAGTTAATATTTCATTTGTTGCTTTCTCTGCCGCTTTGCTGATTGTTTCAAATACAGTCTTTTCCGATTCTGAAGCACTACCAGACTTCACTCTTTCTTGTAAATCAACAAAAGCCCCTATCGTCTTATATATAGAAATTGGAATCTCAAATCCAAATTGCTTCTTCAGTTTTTGAGAGTATACCAATGTGCTGTGATAAAAACCTGTTAATTTCTTTCCAGCATAAACAAGATCATTGAACATATCCACTAAACCATATATCCAACCAGTATCGGTCCTTGCGGCAAACTCCTGTTCTTTAATTAAAGCAGAAATTGATGTGATATATTTATCACTGATCGTTGCCGATAATTTTTCAATCGCCTGTTCCTGATTTACTATAGTACCAGTTCCTCTATCAATAGAACTAATAAATGCCGCCACTTCAGCCGCAGATAATTCTCCAGATTCCCCAAGTTTCCTTACTGCATCTTCAAGGGTTTTTGTTGCCTCTTTCCCTTGTTTTGAAAAGGCACCAAATTCATCAATCGCTTCCTTGTAACTTTTAATTGCCGCTTCTGCACTTCCAATATTGGTAGAAAAAGTGGCAATCTCTTCCGCAAGCTCTTTTGTGGATTTTCTTGTGCTGGACATGGCAACTAACAAAGATCCTATGGCAATAGTAATAACAGTTATCCAGAAACCCACCGGATTGGTTGCCATGAAAGCTTGAATTTCAAAACTTATTGCCTTTATCCCTTTTGTTAAAGTAAGGAAAGTGGAGTTAGAAGAAAGCTCAAAAGCTTTAAGAGCAGCAGACCCTTTTAATACATTGGCTGGTAATCTGGCAAAGGACTCCGCAGTTGCTTCAATCGCTAAACTCAAAGCTGTAAAAAAATTGCTGTTACCAAAAATTATCATAAACACTCTAAAAGCTGTCATTGCCGCAAAGACACCAGCTGTTAAAGTTGCCAATCCAATTATCACTTTTCCAATCGGATTTCCAGCTATTACAATCAATGCCCCCATTAAATCTTTTAAAGCAAATGTAAAGACTCTAATAATTCCAGTTAAACCGGATTCCCCAATTACAGTAATAAGAACCCCTGCCCTGTCCATTATATTCTTCCAAGCAGTTCCTAAACCTTCCATCTGCTCGGCGGCCATTCTGGAAGCGGCACCAGTTTCATCAAGAGTTGCTTTTAGTCTTTCAAATTCCCCATTACTCTTACCAGTGAAAGCAGTTATGACGGCAGAACCACGAAGCCCAAACATCTTAATGGCTTCACCAGCGGTATTGACCACATCAGGAAGTTTGGATATGATCTCTCCCAAACTGTGTGTTCTGGTATCAAACTCTTCCAAAGAGTAACCAGCGTCGATAACAGATTTCTTAAAAGCTTCTGTGGGATTCTCAAGAACACCAAGAACTCTACGGAAACCAGTTGCACTGGTACTTGCTCTAACACCAGCATTTGACATCAACATCAATGCCGCTGAAACATCCCGAATGCTCAATTCTGCTTCTTCAGCTACAGGACCAATATAGTTGAAAGCAGTGTTCATCATTTCTATGGTAAGTCGGGAATAGTTTACTGCGTTGGCAAAAATATCAGCCACTTTTGAAGCTTCACTGGAATCCATATTGAAAACGGTGATTGCTGAAGTTACCAGTTTAACCGTTTCTTTTAAATCTTCCAAAGTACCAGTTGCCAAGTCAGAAACGGCATCAATCATTTGAATTGATTCCATTGCGGTAAAACCAGCCTGACCTAACAACTGCATTGCTTCAGATGTTTCCGTAATGGAGAATTTTGTTCTAACAGCCACCTCTAACAATTTGGTTCCCATCATATCCACTTCTGTGTTCGTGGCATTCAAGATGGCTTTTAAATTGTGAAGTGCCTGATCGTAAGCGATCATTTCTTTCGCCGCATTCTGAAACCCTGTCATGAACCCCCGAAGAGATCCAGAAGCGATCATATACCTTGCATACACCTTAAAACTTCTTGCCACGTAATCAACCGCACCAGCTAAACCAGTAGCGGCTTTAGCAGATTCTTTCCATTGTGCATCAAGACGTTTAAAAACTGGAAGTAGTTTAGCAGTATCATAATTACCAGTTTTCATTGCATCATAAAGACGTTTAGCCGCTTCCCCGTATTTCGTTCCACTCTGGAAAAGTTCTCTATATTTTACCGAAGTCTCCCGAAGAGTGATACCAAGTTTACTATTCTCCTTCTGTTCTTTAATAACTTCAGCGTTTAGATCCCGGAGTTTTATTTTTAACTGTTCAACATCTTTACCAGTTTCCTGGTAAGTTTTCATCAATGCCAAAGCCGCTGTTCTCTGGGATGTTTCTGTGGCAAACAGTTCTTTATATTTCAAAACAAGAAGGGAAATTTCTTTTTTGATCTTATCATTACCAACTGCTGATTTAATATACTTATCAACTTCAACAGCGGCTTCATGAAAGTTCTTGGTACTGGCTATCAACTGATCCCTCATCAGTTTTATATTCTCTTTTGATTCACCAGTCACCTTCTGAAAAGCAAGAAGCTTATTCTCCAGTTCGTAAAAACTCTTATCGAGAATACCAACCTTCTTTGCAGAATCAGCCGAGGTTTGCCCCAGGGCCGCCATTCCTTCTTTATTTAAAGCTTTAAGCTGACCATTGATTTTAACAATATTGCCACCAAATATCCCCATGACAATATTTGCACGGTCGAGCCCCTTTACCCAGTCTCCACCATTTACATCTTGAGTTTCTTCTACCTGTTTTACTCGGAGGGCTTCAAGAGCTTTTTCAACTTCTTTTAGCTTCTTAATATATACTTCTGCTTCACCATTATTCTTTCCATAGTCTCTTCCAAGCTTCTGCAAAGCCCTTCCGTAAGCATCAGTATATTGTCCCGCTTCCACAACTGCTTTCTTGAAAAGAGTGGTTCCAAATACCCATTCTCCCATAGATTTTCGAGAAGCTTCAGTGGTAAGAAGAGCATCAATAGCGGCCTGTTTGTAAATCTTGAAACCACTTGCTGTAATCTTTAAAGCACCAGACGTTTGCAACTGAAGCAACTGACTTCTGGTAATAGAGGTATTAAGAGCATCAGTTCCAACTTTGGCAAGATTCATTTGCTGAACTAATCCATCAAACCCCTTTTGATAAGATTTAAGAGCAGTTTGTGCCTCAGTTTCTGTAATATTCCCCTTTTTAATTTCCGCTTCTAACTCTTTAGCCGCCTGTGCAACCGCTTTGAAAATCCTAACTTTATTCTCAAAGGTGCGTTCCAGCAAAGTTCCACTCTTTGCTGTAGCTTCTTGAGCTTTACCAAGTTCTGAAAATTTATCTTTAAGGGAGGAAAGAGATCCAACCATATTCTGTACAGAGGAAGATAATTTATCATCCCCAAGTTTGGATACTCCTTTTGCAAAAGTGGAACAGGCTTTTAAAGCTTTATCAAAAGAAGTAGAAACTTCTTTTACAAACTGCTTTAAATCAGCAGTCATGCTTACTTTGGCATTAAAATTGGCGTCACTCATTTACTTTCATCCCTTCAACTTGACCCTTCGCCCAAGATTTATGTAGTCCCATCATATCTTGAGTCATTTTCTCTCTTTCCTCTTTCGACAATTTCTCGTAGTCTTTCGGGTCTTTAAATAAAAGAACTCCCTGTTGGGATTGTAAGGATGATTTTGCTTTCTGTTTCTTTACCTCTTTTTCAAGATCAATTCCAGCTATTGCCGCTTGAAACTTTCTGTCCTCCCATTTGGAATCAGACAAATGAGAGTACATCGCAATAAACTGGCCCATCGTAACCCCGCCTTCGGTGAACCTTTTCCGAAAGAAATCTTCTATTCGGTAACTGGGAAATCCCCGGATAACTTCGAGGACTGCTTCCTCAAAACTCCCAGTACTCCCTTCATCTTCCCGGCGAGGCTCTTCAAGTTTTTTGAGAAGTTCTCATAATTGACCATATATATGATCTCGGCAATTTCTACTGCCTGGTCGTTGGTAATGTCCTTGGTTGAGACGTTTTCTTTCTCATCGGTAGCAAGCTTAATAATCTCTTCCAGGTTGTCCTTGATGATATCCACCACTTTCTCAATGATTTCGATATCAGTTGCTTTTTTGCCATCAATTTCTTTTGTGGATTGGACAACTTCAGCAATAGTGCCAACAAGAAGAGAAGTCATTTCCATTTGATCGTGGGTGGAGAGGGGGTAAATCGTTACTTCACGAAGTTCTCTGACGCCAATTTCTACTTTCGTTATCTGTGGATTCAGTTTTCCTACTTTTTCAGCCATGATTCCTCCTTAAAGGATTGAAGTAGATTGCTTCCCCCGGAGTACGAGGGAAGCAATCCAGTTTAGAATTACGCAAAAATGATTCTGCCCAGGGGCATACTGTTCCACACCACATTACCACCGGAAGTATCCGAGTCCGCACGTTTGGCTTCAAACATGATCGGAGGCGCCGCGCAATCTTCCGTCTGAAGTTCAATGTTCAGCGAAGAAGAGACGTTTGCTCTCGGGAAGATGATGGTCATGGTGTTTGTACCATTCGGATAAGTGTAAACAGCTTCTACCCGAATAAAAGCGGGAGCAACAATAGCGCCCAAGTTAATAGAACCTGAATGAGTTCCATAAGCCGCAGTGGTGTATTCTTTCGTAGTGAAAACATACGAATCTCCTGCTGCCCATGTACCCGTGAAGAAACTCGCCGGAATATTGAAGTATGGATTAGCGGGACTTGCCGTGCTGGCGGGATTTGCTGGTTCCATTTCTGCAAGAGAAGCAAAATCCATGATGAATCCGGTGGTATCCCCGTAAATACTGCCGGTCGTTGCCGAAGCAAAGAATACCCGGAAAGTGTCTGTTACCGGCCCATCATTCTGCGTCACAGTAATATCCCCGGTTGTCGTACCGGCGACAGTGTTGGAATAAACACCTTCAACCACGGATGCCGCCTGGGTTGCTCCCGGATCAATACCACGTGCCAGAGCGACGTTGTAAGCGGAGAGTTCTTTGAAAGCGCAGTCAAGGGCTGCCTTTTCTCTGATCGGAATCGTCAAGTCTTCCAACAGCGGAAAACCTGATTCCAGTCTCCACAGTTCAACTTCACCGTTGAACGCAGTATTTCCGAGGGCCCCGAGTGAATCGGTCGAAGCAAGAACGGGAGTAATACTGCCGATATTAGCGGCGGCGTTCCCAATTCTTACCTGAGCCAATCCGAGGGCAACCGCACTCGTATTCCTCGTTAAAGGTCCAGTTCGTGCCATAATTACACTCCTTTACCAAAAAGAAATTAAAGTTATTTTCCGTCCCCAATTTTTTCCGTTACCGGATTGCTTTGCACGACTGACGGGAAAAAATTTAAAATATTTGCGTGCCCACATCCTCTACGCAAACATTTCATTTTTAGTGAACCATAAATTTCCATGTTCACTACCGGCTCGGAATTCTCTCCACGCCTGCCGAAAACGAATTTCCAAATTCCATTTTCATATCGTTCAATGAGCTTCTTACCACAACGCTCACACTTAACAAAATGAGTTTTCTTTTCCATTAAGCTTTTGCCCCCCACTTCAATTCCACCTGCAAAGAACGAATCTTTGTCTTATCATCGAGTGGGACATTTTCCCCTTCAAATATAGAAATTGGAACTATTCCCCCAATTTCATCCCAAGGACTTGATTCTGTATCAAAGAATGGAATTCGTACATTACCAGTATTTGAATTCTCATCCCTGAATAAAGCGTTAATTACATCCGTCAACTCTGAAATCTTATCCCCTTCTTTATCCCCCCGAGTGAACAAATCAATTATAACAGTAGTGGTAGAAACGGTGTCAAGTTCTTTTCTTCCAATTTCAATCATTATCCAGTTAGTGAGTTTAATGCCCTGATTATCTACTGGGACATCATACAGATAATCAAAGAATAAGTTTTGAGTGGACCCAATTCCATCAATGATAAACTTCCGTATTGACCGTTTGAGATTAGTTTCTTTTAAAGTAGAATCCATTATCCACTCTCAACAATCTGACGAATCACCTCATTTATTGACGGGAAGAAAGAATCTTCCAAATAACGTGCCGCTTCCGCTTCTTCCTTTATATCTCCATTATAATCTATTTTTGCCATTTCCAAAGCTTTTTTTACTTTTAACAAATCTTCAAACCGAATCTCCAATAAACAGTAAACGTCTCTTGGTTGTATTTCAATCAGCTTAATCATTTATTTTTTCTCCCTTGTACTTTTTGGTAACATATTTTTTAGCATGAGTGGAGAGTTTCTGGTTTGAGATTCTTGAGCTTCAAAAATAAGTTTCCCTCCCTCAGCCCCATACATTTTAATAAATGCTTCCAATGTCATTTTTTTAACTATTTTAAGCTTTCTACCAATTGGTTCTATAGCAGTATCTTTTCCCCCCTCTAATCCATTTTCTATTATGTAAGAAATCAATCTTGAAAATATGCTTAATTCAACTCCAGCTTTTTTCGCCACGGTAGTCTCATACGCCGCTTTTGATTCCATCTCCTGTGCTAATTTCTTTATGTTGTATGAACCATCTGCAATACAAGCTTTAATCGCATTTTCAACTGCCTTCACATGCTGTGGCCAATATGTTCTGGTAAATACTGCAATAGCAGGAGCAAATAGAGGCATCGGAGATCGTTTATTGGTACCAAACTCCAACATACGGGCATACTCTGCCACTTTAATTGTTTTATATCTTGCTTTAGAACCTCCAGGAGGTTCAGGATATGAACTATGAGGAACTTTAAAATCGGTTCTGATACCAACGTTTTGAACATGTTTACCAAAATAAATTACGTCAATACTATTATAAACCGCTCCACGAAAGAACCAGGTTTGTGTTGCCCCTCTTGTTCCATACTTTGCCCGATCTCTTTGCCATCGTGGAGTTACATTCCAAAGAACTTTATTAACTTCTGATATTCCACCACCTTCTGGTGATTTTATACATGCTTTTACTACTTCAACACATGCCCGAGCCACTTGAAAAGTAAATCTCCCACTTCCTTCTGCATTATCAAAATAAGCCATAGCACCAGCTACAGCTAAAAATTCTTTCCCAATTTCCATCATCCCTTTTACACCAGCACCAAAAGTCTGTTTATCAAGGGTAAAAAGATAATTCTTCTCTTTGCCCCTTCCAGAATTTGGATTAACTTTTGACATTATTCCCTCGTATCTTCAACCAAATAACAGATCAAACATCCGGTAAATCTTCTTTTATGCAAAGTGGCAATTCGGTAGTATTCCGTGTTGTCATCCAAATCGGGATACCATCTGTCACCAACTCGCACATTAGAATAAGCGGGAATATACAAAACTTTTGTTCCAACTGGAACTTCCATCAACGTCTGAAAATCCACAGCATCGGTATTGGCACCACGTTCGTAATAAAGAGCATGAACATTGTTCACGGTGGTGTTCCATGTTTCGGTCAAATCATAATCAATTCTTGTACTGGTGAGTCGGGCGAATCTTCCAAGCTGATTACACCGTAAAAGATAACCCTCTAACGTCACAGGAGCATTTTCAAAGAAGTCATCTTTTAGACTGATAAGAATATAGTACATCTCTCTTCCAAGCAGTTGGATGATGTCTCCTGCGGCCGCCTGCGAATCGTAAGAGAATGATACAGTCAAAGCAAACTGGCGCTGAAGTTCTGTGGTGGAATCATGGAAGGTATCGTCATAATCCATGTATTCCCCGGTAACTGTGGTGCCATCTATCTTATGAAGGATAAGTGGCATTCCCAGTTCTTCAAAAACTTCTTTTATATCGGGTCCGATTGACATCAGTTATTCCAATCTTCTTGGTAAGAACAATCCCTTCCCAGTGCATCGTAAGAGAACCCATTTGTCAGATAAACGGCTATTGCCGTACTCGAGGCAACGTCGAATAATTCAGGGGTTGTCTCCAAGGCGGAAAGAAAGTCCTCATCCATCTTCTCCAGAAGTTTGAAATAATTCTCGAACCTCTGCTGTAAGAAGATTTGTTTGAATCGGAATTTCTTTGCCGCCTCGAAGATAAGAGCATAGAGAGTATGACGCTTGGTGCGTTCGATCATCCAATACTCTTGAAAGTCGTCATCAACAGGAAGTTCCCAAGCAAGCTCCCTTAAAGTCTGATTTGCAATTTCATCCATTCTATCGGTATTAACCAGATCATCGGTGATGTTACCCATGAGGCTAATAACGATGTCTTCCAGTTCATAGATATCAGAGATCATCCACTTATCCCTTTCGTTTCAAAGCCCGTCTTTTCTTCACCGGCTCAAATCCTTCTTCCGGGGCATCTTCCTGTCCGATGATCTTCCCTTCCACCATCCCGCTGTCCTGCTTCACTTCTTCTTTGATAACTTCTTTGACGGGTTCCTGTACAATGACAGGTTCCTGTACAATGACTGGATCAAGCCGGGTGAACAAATGGGGACGGTTCGTGATTTCTTCTTTGATATCTTCCCGAGCAGTTTCAAAATCAACAATGGTCCCTTCCGCAAGAATCTCGAAATCAGGACCGATTCCATCTTTTGCAAACTTCAGATTGGCATTTACTTTATATCTCGCCATTGTAAATCCTCCTTAAGAGAAATAGCGGGCGGGTTTCCCCGCCCGCTAAATTGAGAAACGATTAAACAACCGTCAGAGTGAAAACGGTATCCGGGTTGTACATAACCGGGAGTCCCTTATCCTGAACTCTCAGCCAGATCCCCTCCGGATCCCATTCCAGTTTCGTGTCAGCAAAACGACCCCACCGACGACCTACACCATACGGGGCTTCCATGAATTCCGCAACCGGGCGACCATCGACGTTCGTGGCGATCAGGGAGAACTTATTGTCAGCGATGAATTTCTTCTTCATCGTGACCCGATCCTCACCGGCGACGAAACTCAGGGTAGGCGCAGAGGATACCGTCACAGTGCCGGCCTGCTGATCGACAGAAGCGATGGTCTCATCTTCATAGACATTGTACTGGGACATGTCATGGAAGCGCAAAGTACCACCCGCCTCGAAGTCACTGGCATCATCCACAGAGATAACCGTGGTAGCACCACCGGTAACATTCGCAGTCAGCCATGCGGGAACTTCATAAATTTCATCGTAGATCACCAGCGTACCAACACCCAGGATGGTGCCAACTACCTGAGCCGGATTCGCAAACAGATCACCCTGACCGAAAGCAGATTTGGTCAGAAGCGCCTGCATCGAAGAATCGAAAAGCAGAAGCTTCAGGGTGTTGCTGTTACAGATGGCGAAATTCGGCTGGACACCTGCATCATCGGACAGGGTGATTTTGGCATCAAAAATGTCTTTCACCGGATTACGAGTGGAACCCGTACCCCACACATAGTTACCCGTCAGAGTGACTTTGTGGGAAGCGGGAACACCGTAACTCACGGTGAATTTGGTGCCACCCTTCTGGATGTAAGTAAGAGAACCATCGACAATCATCTTCGCCATCATCCACTCCCGCCTGCGAGACAAACGGGTGTCGAGTTTCTGGGCGCCCCGTGCAAGCTGACGTTCAGCGGTCATGTACGTGGCGTAAGTGCCAGGTTCACGGAGATTGTTCAGGAACTCTTCGTCGAAGTACATCTTTTCTTTGTAGTAAGCGGCACGGGCGGACGCTTCACCGATGCCGTCCAGTCCGATAGCCGGGGCTACAGAGCCAGGGGCCACGAACGGGGTCATACCTGCCGAACCGTATTCAATCTCCCATCTGATCGTGTCCGATTCATATTGCGTGGACGAGAACAGATTGGAAAAGAACAGATTCGGAGGGGTCGGGAGCTTGGAGATGAGAGCGTTCAAAGTCTCCAGTTCCAGTGCCGGGATAGAAGATTTACCTTTCATACAGACACCTCCTACTTGAGAATGAGGAAGCGGCCATCTTCAACCGCTCCGAGATTTGACAACGCAGAGGCATCGTACCCCACCAACGTGGCCAGGTACAGAACCGCATTGGACAGAACAACAGATGTGTTACCTCCGTAAGCCGCAGTGTATTCACCTTCGCCGGTGTCAACATCCTTATCCAGAATGTATTTGGCGGTGGAATACTTTGTAGCGACAGCCCCTGACTTTACAAACACGTTGGTAGCGTTCGCCACCGTGTAGTTTGCATTTCCGACATTGCTGGTAGCCGTGATAACGGCAAAATTCGGATACGTGGTACGGTCGATGGAAGCGATTGCCCCCATGTTCGTGTACTCCGTAGCCGGACTTCCACCGGTGCCCCGGACCGCCATCAGATGATCGCCCACCTGAAATTTATACGAATCCGCCAGGGTCACGTTTACCACATGGGTACCATTGGTGATTGTCGAAACCACGAACGCCCGACCCACGTTGTCATCATCGTGGTCATCCGTCATGTAAGGAACAAGCAAACCGGTAACACTGTTTTCCGCCAGAATGGTGCCGATTTTCAAAACACCATACCCACCCTGAAGAGTCTTGTCGAGAATCAGAGCGATATCCCGCACGGAATGAAACAGGGGACGAGTTCCCGCAGTTTCCGGCATCCTGTTCATCTGAGGAGTGGCGCCGTGCAGTCCTGCACTTGATCTGATAGCCATATTTGGCCTCCTTTAAAATGAACGTGTTATTTCTTTTCGGTTTTGATCCCGAGATGAGCCAGCAGACGATCAGCCACAGCTTCCGGCTTGGCATCTTCCGTTCCTACTACTTCCCGGGAGAAATTCGATCCACCGAGGAAAACCGGGGACGCGCCTTCCGCAGAAAGCGAATCTTCCCAATCTTTAATCTCGGCATCCACTGCCGCCGCAAAAGCTTCTGCATTGAATGTACCTTTATCGTCCACGTATTTGTTGTGGTCGATCTGGGCAATGACCTTTTTGTGCAGACTGGCGGAAATCTGGGACTTCGCCAGTTTTGCTTCAAAAATACCCTTCGCTTCCTGAGCGATTTCTTTCTGGGTACGGATGGTATCCTTCTTTTCCAGACTTTTCGTCCTCTCATCCAGAGCAGTGTTCTGGGTCTGAAGGTCATCCGCCTCTTTGCTTTTCGCTTCCAGAGCGGCTTTCGCCTCCGTAGCTTCTTTGTCTTTCGCAGCCACGGAATCCTTCAGAGCCTGAATCTCTCCAGACATCGAGGCAGTTACTTCGGCAACAAGCTGACCGATCAGGTCAGGATGTTCCGCCTTCAATGTTTTCAGATCCATACTTCCTCCTTTTGGGTTTGTTTGCATTCCAACAACTTCGTCAAACGATGAAATTCCATCCACCATCCCGGCATCCACGGCCCGCTGACCAATCAAAATCCCACCTTTTCCAAAGTCGGACTTGATCTTATCAACGGAAACACCACGACCTGATGCCACCGCTTCCATAAAGACGGAAGCAAGATCATCTACCATCGAAAGAATTACCTCTTTTCCTTCTTTGGTTTCGGGGTCAGGGCGCTTATTGGGACTTGCCGAGTTGACAATTTCTACCTCATCACCTTTTTCTTTCTTGGGGACTACCGCTACCACACCAATCGAACCTACTCCTGCCGTTGCATCAACGAAGATTTTGTTCCCCTGCGAAGCGAGCCAGTACCCCGCAGAACAACATTGTCCTCCTACATAAAAATCAACAGGCTTGTTTGCATTCAATTTCCTGATTGCGTTTGCCGATTCATTTACTCCCACAACAGTTCCACCAGGTGTGTCAATATCAATAACAATCCTTTCCACTTTGGAATCACTTCCTGCGGCTTTAAGATCTGTCATCAATTTGGGCAATGAACACCCGATTCCCAAAAGTTCCGTTATGATGTTTGGGCGTGCAAATATCGGTCCTTTTATCGGGATTACAGCGGTGGAACCAAACATCTGAAGTTCATCGGAAGTCATTTCAAAGTCCTTAATCAAAGTCCCTCTTGCGGCTTTGATATCAGGAAGCGAAGCTACCAATGCCTTCAACCAGTTTTCTTCCATCAGCCATAAAGATTGAGTAAGCAGTGAAAATAAATCCTTCATCCGTTACCACCTCCTTTCAATTTTATTATATAATCCAATACGTATTCAATTTTTATGAATCCAGGATGAGTCCAAATAAAAGATAAAGTCAACTAAATTCCTTTTCTTTATCCTTTTTATTCCTCTTCAACTTCTTTTTTAACCGGCTTTCTTTTCAACTTCGGGTTTGCTTTCAACGGTGCTTTTTTCTGTGGAACAGCACCCGGTTTTTCAGTTCCGGGAGAATCGGGGGAAGCGTTCGGATCAGTTCCCGGATTTACCATTCTTCCTTCACCACCAGCTTCTTGCATAGATTCAATCGCAACCTGAGACGGAAGATCGGGATACTTATTCTTTTCCATTTCGTACAGCTTTCTCTTCTTGTCGTAATTGCCGAAACCGATCTTCTTCGCCACTTCTTTTCTCGGAATGCCCAGAGATTCAACAACATTCAAATGTTTCGATCCCATATAAGCTCCAGCTTTGTCTGAAACATTTGTAATCTCAGGAGTCGGAAAGTCAAAGTCAATCAGTTCGTGTGCCTGCTTTATGACTTTCTTGGTAATGGGCTTTTTGTCTTTGAAATCCACAACTTCTTCCATCTTGTATTCCATCTTGAAGTTCGTTACCTGACTTCTCAAATAGAAGATGCCTCTCCAGAACGTGTATCGGAGGTAATTCTCAAAATACTGAATCTCATCCCCGATACGATCAGCCATGGGTCCACGTGAAGCATTGACACCAGAGAACGTATCCCCTTTTGTCTGCCCCGTGACGGTATCTTCCGGTCGGTTCAACCCTGACGTAATCATGTGCATAATGTCATTGTCCTGCTCGGAGATTGACGGCAAGTTCGGATTCTTACATTCTATCGTTATACCGGGGGGACAGATCAGAGTACCGCCAGGAGTCTTCTGGGCGGTTAATCCGGTCGCCGCTCTCTCTTCATCGGTCATTTTCAGCCACGCACGAAACGCTTTGGCATCTTCCATCGTAACAACCCACAAATAAGCACCGGCAGACTTCTTGTGGTCAATTTCCCATTTCTTCAGATTTTCATAATGATTGATCCATTCCAAAGTTGTCTTGATATGGGAAACATTTCGTTGTGTCAAAAACCCACGATCCCAAGAAACGATGAAACGATTAAAACCCCCAAGAGAATTATACTTTCTGGAACTGGTCATAACCGTTTTCATCTTACCACGATCCAGTTTGAAGTGATTTATCGTCTCTTCCGCTAAAATTGGGTAATATGCGACATATATTGAAGGAATCAGTATAGACGCATCTATGCCGGTTGAAAGTTTGTTCATTCCAGCGGAACTCCTTGTGCTACTGGGAACTTTTCCACCTGCATTTTTCTTTGTATTTACAGCAGTTTGCGAGGAACCGCTGGTTGTCGATGAAGTGAACTCATAAAAGATCGGGAGTGTCCTTTTTCTGGGGTGGAAGTAAATTCCAGAACAATTCTCCCCGCCTTGACAATCTGACGGCTCCATGAAATCAACTTCAACGAATCCATCCGGGTGCAAACTCAAACTCTGGAACAATTCCCCTTCTATTTCTGCCCGAGCGGCGAACTTGTGCATCTTGAGGAGAAGTTCGTTTCGGACATCATCACTGATTTCCCGCAAAACTTCCTCAATCTTTGGCTCTTCAGAACCCCATCCGAATCCACTCCCTGCCAGATCTCCCGCAAAATCCCGAACATGGGAAGAAATATGAGGATTCGATATGAACTTGTTCCAACACTCATTCTGCAATTCCCGGAAGAAAGCATAATCGCCGGCCATTCCGGTAATGAATCCGTCAGAATCAGCCGGGTTGTTCTTTATCGCTGAATCGTTCGACCGTACCGGAGAACTCCAGGGAGTGATGGAAGCCGCTACTTTGTAAAGATCATCGTCAGACATTGAATCAATCAAAGCATTTCTTTCTTCCAATGTGATTACTTTTTTCTTTGTCATGCCAGCCTCCTATTTTCTGAATAATTACCAATAAGTTCTTTATTCTTGATAAAAGTTCCAAGAAACTGTTTACCTTTTCTTTCCGCAAAATCTTCAACAGAAAGAAATCTCCCACCGTAAATGCACCAATTCAAAGCGTACATTGCATCATCTTGAATTCCATATTTCTGTGTTTTCTCCGGTGAGCCATAAAAATGATCAGCCACCGAATGATCAAAAATCTTTGCCTCTTCAATAAAGATATCATCCCCTTTACTTCCGGGAACTGCGAGCGGAGGAAGTTTTAATTTCCCATCCCGTATAATGTAATACATTTCCGTGAATCCAGCTTTCTGTCTGTCATACGAGCCAGTGACGGCTTCAAAGTAAATGCTGTTATTAACACACCAATCTTCCACATCCCACATACCCCACCGTTCCGTACAAAAGCTGTCCACGCTTTCATACTCATCCATTGCTCTTTCAATGATGGACTGAATGCTATTGATATCTGACATAGCAACATGTTCCAAATGCAGAACAAAATAGATGAAGTTTTTAGAAGCGGAATTGTTTGCATCCAAGAACTTATGTGGATCAGAACGGCTCCCCGGCAATCCCTTCGCCACAACCGTGACAATCGTTCTTGCACCAACAGTGACATCAACTTTCAAAGGATCGGCACGGTCACATCCAGACAAAATGGCGAAGTTGGTATCGTAAAGATCGGAAAGCTTATTGAGATCATCTAAAGTTGCCATCTTGATATGTCGGTGTTCCTGCAACGAATAGACTTTCTCGGTGGGAATGAGATGAGAAATGAGTTTCGTGGGATCGTGTTCTGGATCCCTTATAGATTTCTCCATCGCAAATACATTTTCTTCCAATTCATCAAGAGTATCATGGTAACTCTTTAATGAGTTGACAATCTGGTTCTGTTCTCCCAAAGAATTATAAGCACCAATGTATCTGCAAGCCATAACCTCTTCTCTTGAGAACAAACGACTGATTGCAGATTCCCAAGTATTCTTGAAGTACATTGCGTATTCTTGGGGTGGGAACTTAGAACGGTATTCATCCAACTGCTCTTGGGACATTTCCGGGTTCCAAAAGTCTTTCGCATTCCCGTCCCTGCTACTGCGATAATGAAAGAAAACGGTTTTGCTTTTCCCCAAAGTGAACTGTTCATAAAGCCGGAACAAAATATGTTCTTTCCTGCTGACGGTGGAATCTATAACCCCCAGAGCGTTCGGAATGTTACGAATAGAACCGTCAAGTTGGGTAAAGAATCTTGGATTCTTCATATCGAAGATTTCAGAGAATGTGTACCCTGTAATATTGGACACAATTCCAGAGAAAGAAGAAATACTACGGATAATAGAAACCGCAATCCCACGCTTATCTTTCAACTGTATCTGTTTTTCTTGTACGTTGCGCTGACCTACGATAGCCAGGAGCTTCGGGGAATTAAGAATGATATCTTTCATGATGTCAAAGTGAACGAACTTGACCTGATCTTTAGAGTTAGCACCAAGCATGATCTGTTGTCTGGGGAAGTTAAAGAATTTCCACAACTGAATTAAACAAGTGGTAAGCGATTTACCATCACCCCTGGGCCAACAAAAGACAATTAGACGGTAGATGAATTTTCCCCTATTCATAACAAGGGCTTTTCTCATTACGTTGGCAATCTCATCCCACATCATTCTTGAAGATCGTCCGGTAATCGGATTTATTTCTGTGGGAAGTTTACTGACTGGGCACCAACAAGGAAGTCCTTCAATGAAGATTGGGATGTGAACATAATCCTCACACCAAGCAAGAAATCCTTCTCCCCCGTCTCTATAATTAGGTTTATTTTGCACTTAATGGTAACTCCCCAGTTGTCATTAAAGTTTGGTAATATTCCGAATCCCCATCAAGTAGAGTGTTGGTACGAACATTTTCTGGTACTGCAACTTCATTTAAGATTTGGTTAATCAGGCGGATGGTATCTCTGATCTCTTTATATAATGGATTTGCTCGTACCACTTTACCGATAAGAACCGCCTGATTCATTCCAAGTATTTCAATCTTCAGTGAAACAAGATGAGTGTAAAGTGGAATCAGGAAGAATCCTACTTTGTGCATAGTGATTTCATCTTTCTTCGGTACCATGATCATAATGCTTTTGGTAACTGCTTCGATGTATTTCCTACGGAGTTTGCATTTAACATTCACATTTGAAAATGGACAAGCTTCATAGATGGAACAGCGTTCTTCACAGGATGGAACTGCATCGAATGTGACAAGAGGAACTGATTCTACATTCCCCTTGTCGATTTCAATACTACCAGTGTTTTTTGTTAATTTCATTTTTCATTCCTTTCCCAAAATTCTGGTTGAATTACATATCTCTTTGCCTTATAAACAATTCTTTTTGCCTGATTTTGTCAACTTAATAAAGGTTTTTATGGCATTTTTCTTTTTCCACACCTGGTGGAGGCGAATGGTAGAAAGTGTAAATGTGGAGGATGTATATATACGGGCAAGAGAATGAACGGTAATCTTGTTGTATATAGGAACCAGTTAATTTAAATGCTCCTGATATGGTGGGGAGGAATGGTAGAGTATATAAGTGCATAGATAGTATATTAACTGGTTCTTGGAAGGACTCCAGAATTTTATACCCGATATTATGGGGAGGACACGCTTCTTCGGTTAACAGTCGGAAAAATATTTTTTGTATAGTGCTTTTTAGCAGACTAATCTTGAAATAAGATTACAAAGCAAATTGCGATTGCAAAACTGAAATTTCCGATTGTCAAAACAGATTATAAAGTAACAATCTGACTTTATAATCTGATAATTAAACAGATTGACAAAAGAAAAGTGAGATTAAATCATGAATGAAAACATTAAAAGAATCGGAATGAAGTATTACGGACTGTCAAGCGTCTACAGTAATCGCGGAGCAGTACATAGCGCAACAGTAACAAGATTTGCGGCTTTAGATCATGCGCTTGAGATTGTTACAGCGGCCGCTATTGTCAATAATCAGCCGGTTAAGCTTTTGATATCTGACATTAATCGCATTGTGTCTCATGTTCATAACTTTGATATGTCAGATACAAAAGACGCAAGTCTTTCAACACGGAAGCACGACGGCATTAAGCGTATCCAAAGATACTTTGCTAATAAGTATCGCTCCGCTGAAGTATCTGCTTTGATTAACGGCTGCTTGTCAGACGACAAAATTGTTTTTGTCATGACCCCGGAAAAAGCCGCAAAACTTGTATCACTGCGACCGTCGAGCAATACGGACGTTTTAAGCGTCTTTACTTGCTCCGATATCGACAGTCAAAAAGTAAACGAGGTTTTTCAGCTTCTGATCATCAAAAAAGCGGCCGCAAAAAAGACGGTCATTAAAGCCGGAAAAGCGGCCGCAAAAAAGACGGTCAAAAAGTCCGCATAATAGCGGACGCAAACAAGCAAGCTAATCAACTAATTGAAAGTTAAAAAAACGGACAAACTGATTTTTACTTTTCAGTTTGTCCGTTTTTTTTGTGTCTTTTTTTCACCTCAGGTACATGAAGCTCTTACCCTTACCCTCTGGTGTACACGACTATAAAAACTACCCTGTCCCTCAGGTGCCTGATACCATACGCATCTATGTAGGGCACACCACAACCAACCTTTCCTACCTGCCTACCCATCTCCATAGGTGGTCCACAGGCATGTACCCGGGTATCGGGGTCTCCATGAAGTACGTTCCACAGAAAAAGCCCTTATACGTTATATAGGGCAAGGTCAGGTAGCCTGTGTGAATTACCATAGGAATCAAATAACTTCCATGATAGAAGGTACATGGCACAGGCACGGGTGTGGTAAAAACTATGTCTGGTGCACCAGTAAAAGTTATTGACATACCCGAAGCATTATTATATTCTGTATTCAAGATGTTAAATAGAAGTTAAACAACTTAAACCACGGAGTATGCGAAATGAAAATTGAAATGATCGAAATTACGGGTATTTGTAGAATTCAAAACTGTCCGCAGTACAATACCGCCGGGTGTGCAAACACAATTTGCATCGACGAATGTCAGGAACTTGAGTTTGAAGTTACCGAAAATGAATTCGAGGAGATTGAAATCGGGGAAGCAAGACTCTACGGGGAGCGTAAAGTGAGTTTCGATGTCGGGGACAGAATGTACAACAATGACATTGAGGTTCTTATTCTGAATAATGTTCCATATATCACAAAAGAAGACTTCGAGGAATACTGTATGTAATTATAAAACAAGATTCTTCAGGTAATCTTAAAAAGCCGGATACTGAAAATGTACCCGGCTTTTTTCTTTTAATTAAAGTTCCAAAGGCACAAAACAACAAAACATTCTATTGTCCACAGGCTGCATATCTATTCAATCTTATATATCAACGCAAACGACTACCATTTGCCCTCAGGTTGATTATTATATTTTTATTGTGTGATCGTATCATTTGTATATTCCAGGACATTCCAGGGCATCCTACGCATTTAATCCATAGGTCAATAACAAGAATCTTGCCATGATGGTCATGGACCGGGTATGGTTCGGGTTAAGGCAGATGGAAATGGCTCGGGCTTGGTGTAAGGCACGGATACATGGCAGCCACAGGTAAAATAGGGCTAAAAAGGTGTCAAAATATGCTGTATTTCGGGAAAAGTAGGGTTTTTATCTCCAATAAATAACTTATTGAATTCCTATGGTGAATACAGGTGTTTTAGAAGTACAAATGCCATAGATAGAGACTGTGTTTTCTTTGCCTGTCACCAGTTAAGCCATTCCACAGGTAAAAACACCAGGAAAATAGGGCAAAATACCTACCTTCCAGCCCATTTTGCCACACCTTTGGCACTCCATAGGTACTTCCTGGTGCATATTTACCTCCACCATAGGCTTTCCATAGGTGGTCCTCAGGTACATAAATAGGTAAATCCCGGGTACAAAGATACCATTCCTACACCTGTGGAAGATGGTAAGGACAATCCTGTGGTGAGATGGAAAGGTGAGGTTTCCTGAGCATTCCCGGGAGATGGCAAAGGTGAGGTAAGTGCTTGAGGTCAGAGAAAATATGTCAGGTTTACCATCATAAATTATTGACACAATAGTGGTTCTTTGATAGTCTTGAATCATGAATAAGAGAATGAAACATAAGTGGTCCCGAATTCAAGAGAGTGTGATGAAAAGCTACTCTCAACCCGTGTATTTTTGTTTCTCTCCCGACTGTTTATTACTTCTCTCCCGCATATATTTACTCTACACCCGACAAGAATATACTCTCAACCTGACTGTTTATTACATTTCACCCGTAGTTAATTCTGCTTCATCTTATATGTGTGTGAGCGGACAACCCGAAAGCTTCAGTTTAATTGAAGAGAAAGAGAGTTTACATTATGGGTAAAAGATCATTCCTCAAAGATTCAAAGTTTGTTGACAATTCCCGTAGAGTTCGTAAATCCCGAGAAAGTTCAATCCTTTCTTTCACTTCTTACAGAACCGGGATTGTTTACGAGGAAGATTCTATCTTCTACAACAAGATTGATACTTCTACCACAGAACATGCTAACCCGGTTCAAGACCATTTACAAATCATTGACTCTGAAATCCGGGATGAGATTGTTTTTCACGGGGAACAGAAGACCAGAACTTGTGAAACTTTAAATGAATTTCTTTTACGCGGGGGAAAAATCAGACAGGTGTAACCACTTGTTTAAAACCAAGATTGAGAAAAACAAGGGTATAGTTGTGGATAACTATTAACTTAAGGAGAATAAAATACCATGAAGAAAAAAATGATCGAGGTTTGCAAGAAGATTCATTTTCTGGTTGCCGGGGACGAAACTGTGGAAATCGAGAACCCTCAGTTTGTTTGAGTGGATAACCTCGTGCATGATGTCGGGGGCAGGATGTATTCTAACCAGATTGCTCTGTACAAGGATTTCAAGACTGGAAAATATTACATTTCCGAGGAAGAATTCTTGCAAAACATTTAACAGATACGGGGTTTCCCAGGTTCCTGAATGAATTTGAAAAAGGAGAATATTGAAATGATTAAGGAAATCGACAAACAAGGTGATCCCTACGTACTTTGTGAAACAGAGAAGGATGTGTTTCGATTCATCATAGTTGAGGCCGGGTGGGAAACTTTGGACAGTTTTACAAAGAAACAGGTGTGCGCCCGAAAGAATTAGTCGGGGTTCCGTTCCTTATTATTGACAATCGAGTTTACTTTTAAGGAGATCTTATCATGGAAATGACAAATGTTATCCACTGCGGTGAGAATCAGTTTGACAACCTCGGCATCATGATTGTGTGGAGCAATCAAGAGGAAGATCCAATGAGCCGGGAATATGGATATTATTCCATGCCGGATGATAATCCCGAATATGTGAAGGTGTATCTTGTCAATTTGAACGGGAATGAACCAGTGATACGAGAAATTGTCATCCCGGCCGATCTGAAGAGGTTTTACAAAGACGTAAGAGGCCGTCGAGACAGGATAGCCGTGTGGACTGCGCTCAAAGCCCTGGAAACTAACTATCGCAGGAAGCATGACAAACTACTCAACCAAGCAGGCAGAAAATTTTATCGTCCAGGCTACTCTGGCTGAACGTCAGGTTTCTATGATGGGTGAACGTCAGGCGATATTTTGTCCGATCTGTAAAAAAGTTGAGGAATTTGAAACAAGTTTAATACATGATGGGCTGGTAAACAAATGCATGGTTTGTGGTGCGGAGG